TAGTTTTTTCCATATGCCTACTCCTTCACGTATTTCGCATATTCGCTTAGTGGCACACCTAATTTTTTTGCTATGGCTACTTGTGATGGTGTGAGTCTCACTGTGCCTTTGCGCTTAGCAGGTTGTGTGCTCCGACCAGCAGAGGCCACGGTTTGCGTCGGCGTTGAAACTTGTTCAAACTTATGAGGAAATGTATCCCTCATCCTTTTGTCAATCTCACTATAATACTCATCTGACTTCGTGTCAAATCCTTCTTCAACTAATTTTCTATGAATTGAAAAGGATGTAAGTGTCATAGGTTCATCAGTTCCAAACCATTCGTTCTTTTCAGCCCAAGCTTCTGCTTTAGGATCTGGTGGAGCTTCTGGTTGTGGAGCCCTTTGTTGAGGTTGATTTTGAGGCATTTGTGGTTGATTTGGATCAACTCCACGTGCCTCCATTTCTTTTTTCAACCTTTCACGTTGTTCCAAACTTTTCTTTGCTCTATCAGCATCTACCGCCAAACGTGCTATTTTTTGCTGTGCTTCTACTTGTGCGTCTATATCGCCAGTATCCATAGCATCTTTTAACTGTTTTTTAGCCTCTGCTGTTTGTGCTTCAACACGAGATGCAAATTCATTTACATATCCTGTGTCTAACAATTGAGTCTTTTGCTTTAATTTTGTTGACTCTTGTTGTAATCCTTGAGCAAACTCAATTGCAGCTTGTTCTCTTCGTTCAGATTCTCTAAGTTTTTTAGTTAACTTATCAATTCGTGATTGAACTTTTTTGCCGTAATCATCCATCTCACCTTGAGATGCACTTTTTTCTTCTACTACAATTTCTTGTTCTTGTGGTTCTGATTCTACTTTCGTTTCTTTTGATTCAGCTAACTCTACATCAACCGATGGTCCATCTGCTGGTAAATCCACCATTTTTTCATCGGCTTCAGATTGTGGCTGAACTACATTTTCTGCAGGCATTTATCCTCCTGTTTATCTAAATTGCAAGATATCCTCTGGGTCTTTTACCACAGCAATTACCTCGTCCTCGTTAAGTATTCTCACTTCACCACCTTCTATTCCAAACCTAGATCCGGCATAACGACCAAATATAATCCAATCATTTACTTTACACCAAGGTCCATTTGGAAATCTCTCTTTATCTGTATAGCAATCCGGTCCTAATTTAAGAACCAAACCGGTGACTGTTGTATAGCCACGCTCTTGCATTGTTTCGTCTGTTAATATTACACCACCTTTTGTTTTACCTTGTCCTTTGTATGGTAAAACTAGCATACGCCAACCGGTAGGTTCTGGTAAACGTTCTAATACTTTTTCTGTAGGTAAATGCTCTATGTCTTTTGTGGCATCTTCTTGTATTTTTTTAAGAAATTTATTTTCTTTTTCTTCTGCCACCTTATTATTTTCATCAGCTTCTACTGACAAATCTTTTTCTTCTAACGCAAAAATACGTTTAGGTAGTTCCTTCTCCGTCATATTTTTCCTCATCTTTCTGCAGGTCTTGAATCTCCTGTTCCATTATTGCATAGGCTTTAAATTCACCTACGGTTTTATTGTACTCATCCCAGCTAGGTAATCCAGCTGCTATGACTTCTTTCAACTCTTCCTTGCGTACTCTAATCTTTTTAAGGATTAAATAAATCGCAGTCTCATCTCTCATTAAAAGTGCTTATATACTAACAGTTCCATTTACGCAAAGATTTATTTATTCTAGAATTAGGATCTCTAGCTGTCTTTGCACTTGTTCTTCTTTTCTTCATTCCTTCCATTCTAGCACAAAATGATTTACGTCGATTGGCAGCTTTAGAACCTTTTTTTAATTTTGATGGTTTTGTTGTTACAGCAGTTTTTAATTTAGATCCAGGATTTGCAGCACGATAAGATGCTACACCTTTTTTGTTTAAACCACCTGAAGGATTTTTACCTTCTTTTCTTTGCCAAGCAGGTGTCTTAGCCATTTTTCTTTTTAATAATTGACTTTAAAGATTTTGCTTGTCCAGCGTGTAATTTAGAAGCTTTTTTTAAACCTTTGATTACTTTCTTTATTTTTTTTACGCCTTTCTTTTTCACGTTTTTTTACTCCTTTTTGTAAATGTTGATACATTTGTAGGTTTACCACCTGGGTTACCAGCAGCTCTTTTTCTAGCCACTGCAGATCTTTTTTGACCTTTACTCATAGATCTTGCTTTTGCTAACGGCACACATTTAGGATAGCCTTTTCTTTTTTCACCCTTACTTCTACCACAAGGTTTGTAGCCACCTTTTCCATCGGGTGCACCAATATCAACCCATTTTTCTTTTACCCACTCTCGTAAACCTTTTTTGGCCATTACACGTAAAGTTTAGTTTGCTTTCTCTTATTTTCAGCTACCATACCACATCCTGCAGATGTTATATTGGCACCGCCATTTGCAAAATTAACTTTTCTTTGACCAGAAATTTGTTTTCTAGATTGAGAAACGCCATTACCATTTTTATTAAAACCACCAGCAGCTTTTTTCTTTTTGCCACCAGGTGTAACTTTACCAGAACATACAGCACTAGCATACATGTTAGCGTATGCACTTGGATACACTTTAAATTTTCTTTTTGCTGCTGCTTTACCTCTAGGACATAATTTACCCATTACTTTTTCTTTCCTCCTCTTTTATAACCCATCATACTTGGATCTTTTTTCATCATACCACCACCCATTTTAGCAACGACTTTACCACCTTTTTTCTTGTAACCCATTTTGGCTACAACTTCAGGTTTCTTTTTCTTCAATGCAGCTAATCCTTTTTGTTTTTTTGGATCTATTTTTTTCATAGTTATTTCCCCTTTTTAAATAGTGACATTGCTGCAGGACCAGCTTTGACCCCAAAGCTTACTGAGCACGCCAAGTAAAGTAAATGTTTATAATAATCTGGTAGAGAATGCAAGGCTTCAAATCCTTCTTTTATATGTGGTGTCCAACTAGGCACGAAGACTGCAATTGCTGGAGCCAATAGGCAAATTAAAATTAGCTCATCTTTCCACGATCCTTTCATTTGATCCACGGCTGATGCTTCCCATTTAATTTTACCTGCCGCTATGTCTTCGTTTTTTTTCTTCTCTGCTTGTATTTGAGCTATTTTTACCTCACCCTTCAATTTCCTGGTTTCTACAAAACCTTTGATTCCATCTACGGCTACTCCCAATAATGGTTTTGCTAATAATTGCCACATTCTAATCTCCTACTATTGTTGCTATGCCACCGTCTTTTTTACGCATGGCTAATTTTGTATATGGATTACCTTTATGTACATTAACCATGTACTGAAGTAAACGTAATTGTGCTGGTATTTTTTCTGCGTCACCTAACTGTTTAGGTCTTCCAAATAAACCTGAACCAATACCAGCTGCGTAACTTGAACCTCCTCCAAAAGAAGAGCCTCCACCACCTCCACCAAATCCACTTCTATTTGCTAATATGTCAGCCGTAGGATCATCTATATCAAAAAATCTTCCTAGTTCATCTTGTCCTACATAATTTGTAGGTGATCCAGTATACCCACCAACTCCAACGCCCTCTCCGTACATGGTTTGCGGTAAAATGCTTTTAAAAAATGAGTTATAGCCAGCGAGAAAATCATCTACTAATGTGCTATCGCCAGAAGTTCTAGCTGTGTTTACAATTCTATTTAATTCTGCATTTGCTTGATCAACAAGTGCTTGTGCCTCTGTTTCTGTTTTACCTTGACTTATGGCGTACCTGTAGACATCATTTGTAATGTTGCCTGTGTTAATCGCATCATCAGCGTATGTAGTGTAAAAAGGTGTTAAGCCATCTACTTTAGTTCCTGTTAAATCAACTTGTTGTCCACCGATATCTTTTGGATCGTCAGCACCTAAAATATCTTGAGTGGTAGTTCCTGTTTCATAAATTACAGGTGATTTATCATAAAGACTAATACCAGAAACACTAGGCGTTATCATTCCTGCATCTCGCATACTTTGATATGCATCTTTCCTGTCTTGTATTGATTGTTGAGTTTTAGTGTCTTTAGGATTTACTTGAGAAGTGCTTGGTGGAGCATATGTAGAACCACCCATTCCAGCTGGTCCATAACTTGTGCCTGTCTTACCCTTACTTCTACCGCTTAAATAGCTGCTTCGGCCCATTATCTCATACCCATAATAAATGGTAACATTTCGTTATCCATAAACTGATAGAAATAATCTGGTACTTGCATTGGGAAAAAAGGTCTATAGTTTGCTTCGTATGGATTTATTTGTTCAATAAGTTCTAATAGTGCTTCGTTACCATCATCAAAAGAAAATCCCTCTGGTAAGTTCATCAATCTGTTTGGTCTGTAATCTAAATAACTTAGATCACCTAATAATTCGTTTGTTCTCTTTGGTAACATTTGACTTAAAAATGGTATGCCTGTTAAAGCTCCCATTGCTTTTTCTGCTGCCATTGGTAGTGCTCTTTGTATAGCAAAAGAATAGGGAAAGTTTTCTTGATAATCTTTTGGGTTAGTACGCATGTACATATTCATCATTTTTTGATATGGTTTATTATATAGTGATTCAAACGCTGCAGCTTTGTCTGATCCCATAATGCCAATACTACCACTTGGATTAATTCTTGCACCAACAGCATTTGCTGCTTGTTTTTTTAAATTTTCTCTAAATCTTGTAAAATCTTTTCTATCCGCTGTGTTCGGATTGAAGCTTGTCATAAATTGACGCTCTTCAGCTGCACGCTCATCACGTGCAGCCTTTTGAGCTTCCATATATTTTCTTTGTCTGTCAACAAAAGGTTTCATTATCCACCTATCATTGACTGTAGAACAATAATTACGATTACGGCTACGATACCGGCTTTAATCCAGTCTTTCATGCCCCAATCGCTCCACTCTTTAAGGTGGGCCCACAGGTCTTGTAATAACTTCATAGTTACCTCCTAGTGTATTGTTACAGGGATGTCTAAATCATCCCCGTAATTGTTGTAATAATCAAAGGACTCTACAACAGATTGAAAGATAAAGGAAGTTTGTTCACTACCTAAAACTTCAACATAACGTTGTCTGGTTACAGCTAATAAAGCTGCACAAATGAGTAAATCATCTTCTGATTTTTTTGACAATGATTTTGCAAGATTATCAATATCTTGCATAGCATCACTGATCTTCTTGACCTTGCTTACTTCGTCTGTCATTTGTCCTCACTGTTGTTTCATTTTTCATGGCTTCTTTAGTTAAAGAAACATTTTCTTTTAAATTACTCAAAGCATTTTTTGCAGCTCTATCATCAATACGATCAGCTGTTTCCATTAATTTAATGGTAGTATCAGCTTCTATCTTATCGCGATCCATGTCAAGTCTTGCGGCATTCATAACTGTTTTAGTCTGCATGTCTTGTTGACGCGACATTACTTCTGCTGCTCTTAAATCTATCTCTTGTTGTTTTAATTTTACAAGAGGATCTTGTTGCTCACGTTTAGTTCTTTCTTCTTCGTCACGTGCTAATTGAGTTGTAATGTCAGCCTCAATCTTTGCAATTGCATTTGCTTTTTCAACAGCCATTTGTTGTGCTTGCATTTGTAATTGCTGCATCATTTGAGGATTCATTTGACTTTGTTGCATTGCCATTTGTAGTTTCTGTTCTTGCTCTGCAAACTGTTTTTGAACTTGCATGCCAGCCATCGCTGCTATGTGTTCTGACATATGTGATTGCAACATAGAATATAGTGGTGGGTTAATCTGCACCATTCTTGTAAACATAAATTCAGCATGTGCTTTCATGTGAGCAGAATGATCTTGTTGTGGAAATACTTTCAATGGTTTGCCTTTCATAGCCATGGCATTTTCTACAGCAGGACTCATCGGTGCTGGTTGATTTTGATCTGGTTTTAATATTGCATCAATATTATCTACGCCCATTGCTTGATACATACGTCTGTATGCTTCACGTAAATTATGCATTTGAGGATTAGATTGTGCTAATTGTAATTGTTGTTGTGCTAACATAACACGTTGTGACATAGAAAATATATTTGGATCACTAACAGGTATAATATCAACACGATCATCAAAGTCAGCTTGTTTAATCATTCTGTTACCACCAATAACCTGGTATGGATACTCAGGTGGTGTAAACATTTTGATTGAGTTTGCTAATAACTTAAATTCTTTTCTTTGTGAAAAGTGTAATCTTTTTTGTATTGCACTCATGACTTTTGTGCCACGCTCTAATAATGCAAGAGTTGTGCCAACAGGATTTTGTTCATTACCCTCGCCCATTTTCATATCTGCTATCGCAGCAAATGCTTTACCTGCGTCAACAGCAAAACCAAGTAACGCAAACAATGTTTGAGAAGGTTCTTTGTACGGTAAAGGTAGTAAAGATTCTTTTATAGATTGTCCTGTAACATCTACATCTCTAAACTCTCCTGGTTGTAAAGGTTGATCATGATCACGTATACGCATGCCGCGTGCTTTAAATCCTGCTGGTAGATTGGCAAGAGTGCCTGCATCAATTAACTGTCGCAAAACACTTGTTGCAGTTCTTGACAATCCACCTAACATGTGAATCAAGCCAAATCCATAAAAGCCTAATCCAGGGAGGAACTTAAAGTGTATGAAATATTGTTTCTTTTTAAATGTTGGATCGTTTGGTTCATAGTTTCTTCTTATAGATAATATTGTAGAAGAATATTGATCTATAGTAACAATGTAAGGAAGTTTTATGCCAGACGTGTCTTCAAAGTTTGGTACGTCAGCATCAACATGCATTTCTAAAATAACATGTTCATCATCTTCACTTGATGCAGTAGCACCATCTAATTCATTGATTTTATCTTCAACTTCATCTGATGTATTAACGCTTCCTGATGTAACTGGAACATCACGGTAAAAACCAGATACCTGTAATTTTCTTAACTCATTAGATGACATTTTTACTATGTGTGTAATTCTTTCTGCTTGATCTAAATCTGTAGCTGCGTAATTAATTACACAGTCTTCACTTGACACAAACTTTGCTACACATCGTTTTAATATTTGATCATAGTAAACTTTTTTAAATGCTGAACCAGATAGTGGTAAATAAAATAATAACTGATCCATTTCAGGATCATACTCTTCCATGACATTTAGAATATAGTAATTCATATATTCTTTGACACGTTCTGCTTGTTGTTCAACCATTGGTGTTAAATCACCAACTATTTGTGTGCGTACGGGGCCGCTTGGGGGGAGGAGTTCCTTATAAGCTTGGGCTTGAAACTGCGTAACAGATTCAGCTAATAAAGGATGTACGACCCCTGACGCACCTTCGAAAGGCTGTGTTCGATCTTCATATTTGAAGCCTAACATATCAAGACCCTTGATATAGGTATCTTCCCAATCTTTTCTGGATTCTCGATCGCCTTCGAAATCACCTACCAAGTCATTAGAGAACTTGGTTAATTGATCTTCATCAATGTATTCTGCTAAGTTTGCATCAAAAGGAATTTGTGATTGATCTATTGGTTGTTCACCAACTATCTCTGCACTTCCATCTTCTTGTATTTCAAAACCATCAAAGTCTACACTTTTTTCAAATTGTATTTCTTCACCTAGTGGTTCTATGTCTAACGCTTTTTCTACAGCGTCCATTGCTTTGTCTATTTGGTTTTTTGTTTTATCTACCATTTACTATTCCACCCTTCGCATACGCAGAAAAACTATTTCCTACGTTTTTATTATCTTTGAGATTTAACATTTTGACTTGCCCAAAAACTCTACCCCTATCATCCTTTATAACAGTATTTAACAAATTTGCACCTGTTTTTTTAGATGTTTCTTTTAAAGCACCGTTGAGTATAGGGCCATATGCAGCAACATTACCTTGATAATCTCTACCACCTGGTGATAAATTACGGTTTTTTATTGCAGGCGTTGAAAACGCTACACCATCATAGTCACCATCTTTTGCTACACGCACTAAGTACTTTGCGACAAACTCCATGTATTCTTTTGATGATTGAAAAGGACCCATAGGAACATCACCACCTTGTTTACCTTCTTTGGTCATAGACTCAGCAATAATAACTCTAATTTTCTCACGTTCTTGTCTTAATTTAGGTAGTGCAGGTGATCTAGGATTTGTAGCTAATAAATTTTCTATTTTAAGATTTATCAAATCCAATTGTTGTTTATTTGCTTGCATTTCTTTTCCATACAGTAAATCTCTCATATCTTGACGGAATGCATAACTTTGAGAACGATCAGGTTTGCTTCCTGTAATTTTAGCTTCTCTAAGTGCACGTTGTATTGGTTGATGCATATCTGATTGTATTTCTTCTACAAACATCAGTCTTCTACCAAACTCATCTGTTCTATCTGACACACGTGCGTGCACGATACCGCCAGCTCTTTGTGATGATGTTAATCCAAAGTCATGTGCATAAGTGTATATTGGTTCACCAGTTCTAAGTTTGCCAGGTTCGTATTTAAACAAAAATTCACGGTAATTATCACCACCTGGCATTGTTTGTTGTCCTGCATAGTTAGGTCTACGTGCAATATCTTCTGGTTTTAGGCCAACGCCGCGTCTATCAAGTGCAGCTGCTAAATTTATTAATGGCTCACGAACTTTGAAAGGTATGGGCGAGGTTAACGCCACACCTTCATTTAAAGCGCTTTTAACACCAAAAACTTTTTGCATATATTGATCTACATTTGCTGCAACTTTATCTAAAGCCTGTTGATTTATCTTTTCTTCACGAATTATGCCTGGCAATGAGTCACGGAGGTAGGATAAAAAGCCCCCTACACGTGGATCTTCAGCTTTTGGGTCTACTTTTTCTAATCTTTTGACCATATTTGCCAAAATACCTCGAGATCCTGGTTGTCCAAGGGCCAAGACGTCCAATTTTGGTGAAATTTCGTCAAATTCCTTGATTATATCGGCTTTTGTAAAGGTTTTTGTGCCTTGTGACTGTAAAAAAGGCCCAAGGGACGTGTCTAAAAGCTCAGATTTCTTAATTCCTCGTGCATTTAGGTAGTTTAACCACCTATCTGCTGACATTTTCTCCATTGGAGCATCAAGTAATGCCTCTCTAGACTTGTAAAACAGTGCTGGAGCGTTTTCTGAGACTACTTTTTGTGGTGCACTTTTATCTAAATCAAGTTTTGTAGGCGATCCTTTACCCTTTGGTGCTGCAATCTTTGGTGCGTACTGACGTAGTGGTCCTAATACTCTAGCTAAAACCATTACTCTAATAAACTCGCTATGCCACCACGGTTAAAACCAAAGTCGCTTAATTTTTTCTTACCAAACATTATGTTTTGTATATCTCTTTGTGTCATTTTACCAAAAGGTTTTGATCCTACATTTATTGCTTTTCGTAAAAAATCCATTTGTAGTTCTGGATTGTTAGTTCCTAAATACATTTTTTGATATATTTGACCTGGTAGAATTGATTGTATACCTGACATATCAAAGAGTTTACGCATTTCAGATAATCCTTGTTTTGTAACTTGATTATCTGGATTGCGCACTGCAGCTAGTATGCCGCGGTCCAAGGTTTCTTTTGCAATGTTTAAAGGTCCTACTTCAGGTTGCATCTTTGTTAAAAATCTTGCATCTCTTGCTAACATCTTTGATGTTTGTGATCCTGATTTAAGATAATGATCTAAGTTTGCAGCTATGGGTGAAGGGTGACCAAACGTTGCTGAACGTTGAAACCAATAATTAGGATCAGAACCTTTTGTAAGGTATGTGTAATCCGTCATCAATTCACCAAGTTCTTTTTTATTATTTCCTTTAAAATCTTTTATGTCTTTTACTGTTTTATTAAGTTGTGTTTTGTATTTATTAGCAAGATTGACATATTTTTTTACATTCGTTGGACTTAACAAACCTTCCATTTGTCCTTTGGTTAAATCATAATATCCTAGATCAGATCTATATTGTGATAATGTGCCTTTCAATATTCCAAGATCATCACGAAGTGGTGTACCTAAAGCTGTTTTTACATCAGCCTCTAAACCTTTTGAAACTAAAGATGGATTGTTAGCTGCTTGTTGTGCTCGTTTAACATTATAGCCAACTAAATTCATTCCTTCACCTTGTGCAATATTTGCTAGTCTTGCATCGCTTATTCTTTTTAGAAATAAAGGATCAGAATAATCTCTTTGTCTTTCTCCTACTTTTAATCCTGTTTTTTTAGAAAGAGTGTCGCCAGATTTCATAAAACCTTTTTTGACACTTTGATCTTTTATAAATTTAGCGAATGGTCCTGTAAATTGTGTTTTACCTGCAATGTTTAAAGCTTTATTTTTAGAAGCAGTATCTCTACCACCCGTAAAAAACGCGTTAGCTGCTCTTAGGTATCTATTACTCACCGCTAAAAAAATCTACTACATCTTCTGTAACACCTGGTGCTACTACTACACCAGCAGTTTGTGCAGGAGATCTGATTAATTTAGAAATTGTAGGATAGTTGTGTAATATTCCAAAATTTAATCTTGCGCCATCTTTACCAAATCTATACGGGAAATTTAATCCACCACCAAACGTTCCAGGATACAATTGTTCTAACACTGCTGCTGTTTTACCAGTGCCTAATTTATTTTTCATATTTTTTAAAAGTTTACTTGTTTTTCCTATAGCAGCAACACCGCCTGCAAGATTCATTATTGTATCATCTCCAAACAATGCTTGTCCTTCTGATGTGCTGTACTCAAATGGTCCTTTATAGTAATCCATAAAATCATTTAATAATCCAAAATCTACATCTCCAGTACCCATTAAAATACCTTCTGCTGTTCTATCTGTAACACCTAAATTTTCTGCTAAATCAGAAACCAAGAAAGGAAGTTGTGCATCAGCAAAATCATCATACATGCCACTCATAAATTTATTTGCTTCGTCAACATTGTATTGATCAAACATATCTTGTAACGCGTCTTCGTATGGTGCCATTCCTTCTGCAGCACTAAATTTATTTATATCAACAAAGTATGGGCTGTCTCTGTCTTGAGACATTTGAAAGAATTGATTCATTCTGTCTTCATCACCTGTGTTGATAACATCCCTCATGAAATCAAAATCTTCTCCAATATTAAAACCTTGTCCACGTAAATAATTTTTAAAAGGATCACTTCCAACTAATTCATCATATTCCATAGATAGTGGAGAAGCTTGAAGAGCTTGATTTACATACATGTCCGTTAAGTCTCTTTGATCTCCTATATCTAATAAATTTTTGAAAAAATAACCAGTGTCTCCTGCACCCTGACCTGAACCAAATTGATCATATCCTAAACTTTGCATTAGTGCTTCACCGGGTAATTGAAATATATCTAAAAAAAGTTCTCCTGCGCCTGCAGCTTGATTGACTGGAAACTTTGCCAGGTCAGCATCATATGCATTCGGCATAGCAAAAAGTCTACCATCACGTGATTTTTCTGAAGCATCTAGGTAAGCTCCAATGTTACTACCTGTATCTTTAAATACATCTGTAATCATATTAACACCACGTTGAAAAGCTGATGGACCTTCTGCAGGTACTATGTTCATGTCTTGTGGACTGGTGAACTGACGTGATGTTCTATTTGGATTGTCTGGTTTTTTTCGTATTCTTGGTTCGACCATTAATAGTAAGCCCTCCTCCTAGCTTTGTCTATTCCTTCGTCTTCAAAGTCATCTTTTAGCGTAATATGATAACCTTGTCTATATTTCATTAGAGCTTGCGTGGTTGAATCCACGTAATCGTCGTGATCACCGAATGGGAATGCTGCGCATTCTTCTATGACTTCTTCGGCGAATAATTTTTTGGGCGCCCATATAGCTCCTGATTCAAACAGGGGAGCTACGCTGTTTACCCTCGCATGTTTATCATTTCCTTTAGAGGGTGTAAAATTTATAACAGGTATTCCCATCTTTTGCAACTCATGAGTTAAAGGTAAGCCAGATGCCTTGGCTTCTACCAATACCATCTCCGGTTCCCAATATTTATATTGTTCCATAGCCTCGGCTTTTAATTCAGGAAAGTTCCAACGATCTTTCTTTGCATCTAGTAATATCAAACCTTTTTGTCCACCTTCGTCAGGATTAAACACACCCCACGTTGTAATAGCAGAATAGTCAGCAGTTTCTTTTTTACTAAAAGCTGTATCGTATGATTGTATAATAAACTCTAATTCAGGAATATTGTCATCCTCCCACTCGCGCCACCATTCACGTTTTATAATTGCACCTTCCTCAGACGTTGGTGCTTGCATCCATTGTGCTTGCCACTTGGTTAGAGGTATAGAAGCTTTGACGCTTTGTAATCCGTCCATGGACCAAAAGCCACCCCACATGGGTTTGTCATTTATGATTGCAGGAAATTCTACCACTTCCCATTGATCTGCAGCTGAGTCTTTAGCCTGGGCCTCGAGCAGTCGGCCAGTAAGATCTTTTGTTGACCAACGTGTCATGACCAAAACAATCGAGCCACCTGGTTGTAAACGTTGACGTGGACCTGAAGTGTACCACTCGTAGTGTGAATCTAAAACGGTTGGCGAGAGCGCATCCTGCTCAGAATGAGGATCGTCAATAATAAGTAAATCGGCACCGCGACCAGTAATAGCCCCACCAACACCAGCAGCAAAATACT